GCTCTCTCGAACACGCGCTGTTCGAGCTGGGTGAGAACCAGTTGGCGTTCGAGGCGTCGATGATCCTCAGCCAGTCGCTGACCCTGCTGCGTGCCATCCAACGCAAGCGCAAGGAGGTTGCGGAATGAGCATCGAAGCATTGCGCAAAAAGAAGCGTATGCGCCGACCCCGGCCGAGGTTAACGGACGGGCAGAAATCGGCCGTATTACTGGCTCTCACGTTCTGCGAGGGTTGGCTGGTCGGTTTCGCCGGCACGCATAGTCGCATCCCCAGTCCGGTGGGTACGCCGCAGTGGATGATAACCGGCTCGCTCGCATTGGCGGTCGTATTGCCGCTCGTGTTCGTGGGAATCCTGTTGAAGTGGGGTGGCGATGGAACAGCCGAGTGAGTTCACGCTCTGCCTGCCGGGCGACCCCGTGCCGAAAGGCCGTCCCCGCGTCTACGGGGGTCATGCCATCACGCCGAAGCGCACCGTCAGGGCGGAGGAACGCCTGTTCGCGGAATTCCGTCTGAAATACCCACAGGCGAAACCATACCAGTGCCCGGTCAGGTTGGAGACCGAATTCTGGATGAGCCATCGCGGCCGCCCGGATCTCGACAACCTGCTGAAGCTGGTTTTGGACTCGCTGAACGGCGTCGCCTACGTGGACGACGCGCAGGTCGTCGAATCCCACGCCACCAAGCGCATGCCCGACCTATGGGTGTACGGGGCGAAAGGCCGTTACCGGAGGCGCAAGAGCGGCGACCCCTACACCTGTTGCGGGCACGAATACGAGCCGCACCTCTATATCCGTATCAAACCGCTCCCCGAATGGGAGCCGAACAAGCAAGGAGAACAATCATGAGCAAGCCGATCAACGAGCCGCGCATGGTGCAGCAGGCGCTGGTGTCGGACGAGGATCTGAGCTTCGAACTGGCGGCTTTGGTGCCGACGGCGAACGGCATCACGAACGCGGCCAGCACGTTCATCGACAAAGCGACCAAACTGTTGCTGTCCGACAAGATCATGCTCACCGACGAGCAGCATACGGCCGTCACGTCGGCCATCGCCGTCGCCCAACTGACCGTCAAGGAGGGTGCGGCCGTGTCGAAGCTGCTGCGCAACCCGGACGCTTCGGCGGAGGTCATCGCCGGACTGCGCCTCACCTCCGAGGACAAGCATGATGCCTGACCGGCGTCTCTGGATGCCGCGTTGCAGGACATGCGGGCCGCTCGGCAAGCCCACCGGACTGGACGAGGCGGTCACCTGCTGCAACCGGCACACGAACCAGACCAAGCATCAGACGGCGTGGTATCCCACCTACGCCCAAATCATCGTGAAAGGCACACCAAATGACTGCGAACGACACGTCAACCATCGAAACCACGGAGGCCGTGAACCCGGACGAGGAATTGCGCCAAGGATTGTTCGCCGCGCAGGCGGCGCGCATCGTCGAACTGCAGGCCGAGATCGCCAGCCGACAGGAGGAAATCGACAATCTCAAATCCCTGATTCTCGACTCGCATCCGGTCGGCACCTACCAGGCCGGCAACCTGAAAGTGCAGGTCAAGCCGGGCGCGCGCCGCATCAACGCCGGCACGTTCGAAAAAGCCTACCCGGCCACCAAGTATCCCGGAGCCTACCAGTTGCGGCCGCGCCCGCTCAGTCAGTTGGAGAGGCTGCTGTCGGCGGACGCGGTGGCCGATTACGCGGTGAGCGGCAAGCCTATGGTGGTGGTCTCATGAGCGCGGAACTGTCCAGCCTGGGCATCGCCCAGATCGTGGAAAGCGTTATCGCCGACTACGACCTGCGTGACGAGAACGGCAACGAGCTGACCGACGACCTGTACGTCATCCGTTCCGAGCAGTTCGACGAGCTGGGCCTCACCGTCGCCAGACGCATCCACAAGGCCATACGCGAACTGGAGGCGCAGGGCAAGACCGGTTTTCCCGTGCATTCGATGCTCTGCGGGCATACGCCGCCAACCATCACGACGGCGGATGACGGGACCTACACGCTGCGCTTCGACAACGCCAGCGAAGCGGTTGCAGTCAAAGGCCTCAACAAGACCGCATTGGCCGACGTCAAGAAAACCATCAACGACTTTCTCAAGGAGGTGAAAACCCATGAACGGCATGAATGAGGCTATCCTCGCCGTCGCGCAGGCCCAACAGGGTGATGCGATCCCCGTGGACATACCGCCCATGACGCAGTCGGCACCCGATATGGGCAAGCCGCCAGTCACTCCGAAAACCAAAATCGGCACCGTGGAGGAGCCGCAACTGTGGCCGGAGATTCGCCAGCTCATCGAAGCGGATATCGCCAACGCTCCGCGCGAACTGCAACGTGAGATAGGCCCGAGCGAACTGGGCACGGACTGCGTGCACTGTCTCGCAGCCAAACTGGCTGGCTGGCCGGAGCGACGCTCCCCGGGCTGGCTGCCGTTCATCGGCACATGCGTGCACGCGCATTTCGAGACCATGTTCCGAGAGCTGAACGGGGAGCCGGCGGCCCAGTTCCCGTACACGAGCGAGGACAACGTGCACTGTCTCGCGGAACGGTGGCGCCCGGAGTACCGGGTCACCGTAGGCCGATTGCAGGGCCTGCACGGCGGCTACGACGTCACCGGTTCGATCGACCTCTGGGATCGCAAAACCCATAGCACCATCGACTGGAAGATAGTCGGCAACACGACCGTCACCAAGGTCAAGGCCCACGGCCCCTCGCAACAGTACCGGGTACAGGCCTCACTCTACGGCATGGGCCTGCAGAACGAGGGCGAACGAGTGGAGCGCAACTGCATCTACTTCCTGCCCCGCAACAAGACCAGTCTCGGCGACGCATTGCCCTGGGAGACAAGGTTCGACCCGGAGCCCGGCAAATGGGCGTTGAGCCGCGCCCGACTGCTCGTCAACCTCATGGATTGCGTGGAGCAGGCGGAGGGCCCCGACGTGCGCGACAGTTGGATCAAACAGTTGCCGGCGGCCGGGCCCGACAAATGCTTCTCATGCAAGGGCCGGGTCTGGCCCGACATGAGCGCGCTCCCCGAGTTCGACGCTAAGCCATGGCCGGACGTTCCCGACAAGTGGCTCCGACTCATCCCCCTGATCGAATCCGAATACCAATTCACCAAGTAAAAACAACGAAAGGAACACGACAATGTTCGGACAACCACAACCACAGTACGGTTACCCGCAGCAGGGGTACGGCTACCAGCAGCCCCAACGGCAGCCCGCCCAGTTAAGCTCGCTCGGCGACCTGCTCGCCGGCAACAGCGCCAAAGCGTACTTCGGCGCGAACAGCCAGCCGGGGGACACGGTGACCGGCGTCATCGAGAAAATCGAGACCACGCAGGTCAACGACTTCCAGACCAAGCAGCCGGCGTTCTGGAACGACGGGCGTCCGAAGGAGCAGATCCACGTCATCATCCAGACCCAACTGCGCGACCCGAGCGTAGAGGAGGACGACGGCCGCCGCTCACTCTGGGTCAAAGGTTGGGGAATCCAGTTGAAGGCGTTTCGCGATGCCTGCCGTCAGGCGGGCGTGAAGATCCCGAAGCCGGGCGACACCATCACGGAACGGTTCGTGGGTCTCGGCCAGCGGGGCGACGCGCCCCAGCCGCCGAAGGTGTTCGAATTCCACATCGAACCCGCGTCCAGCGTCAACAGTCTCGTCAACGGAAGCCAACCCCGGCAGCCTGTCCAGCAGGGCTCCCAGCAGCCTCCCGTGCAGCAGTCCCAGCAAGACTACCCGCAGCAGCAGTACGCTCCCCAGCAGCCCACGCAGACCCCGAATCAGGGGTATCAGCAGCCTCCGGTCGACCCATGGAACCCGCCGACGCAGCAGCAGCCGCAGCAGCCCGCCCAGCCGGTACAGCTCGGCCAGCCACAGCAGCAGGCTGATCCGATGAAGGTCAACCAGTTGAAGGCCGTGGGCAAAAGCCCGCAGGAGATAGCCGCATTGTTGGGCGTGCCGGTCGAAGCGGTCACCGCCGTCACCGACCAGGCGCAACCCCAATACCACGGGGGTTCCGAACAGATGCCGGAAACAGGTGAGTTCTAGTGGACGAACTGCTGAAACATTTGCAGAACCAGTGGATCGAACTGGTGAAGGACATGGATTCCCTCGCCTCCGACCAGGCCGGTTTTTGTGACGTCGACTCGGAAAGCCTGCAGCTCATGAGCGTGAGACTCGTGCTCCTGGGTTGGCACAAGAACAAGGATTCCGACAGGGACTGACCCGACCCCCGACCGCCGTAGCCGTATCCAAGCGGCCGGCACGTATGCAAAGGCGTGCACGGCACCAACCACATTTTCACATCACGTCAAAGGAGTTTCAAGGATGACCGACATCTACGGCTATGCGACGGCCGCGCCACTGTACCGTGCGGCGGGCTGGATGCAGGTCATCCCCCTGCCGGAAGGCCGCAAGACCCCACCACCCAGCGGGTTCACGGGACGCAGCCGCAAACCCGTCACCGACGAGCAGATACGGCTCTGGTCGCAGGCGACCCCGGACGCGAACACGGGAATCGTCATCCCCGAAGGCGTATTGGTGTTGGACATCGACGCCGCACAAGGCCATCAGGTCAAGGCGGACGGGGCGAAAGGCATCAGCGAACTCTCTCAGGAACTGGGCATGCTTCCGGCCACGTGGAGCAGCACGGCGCACGGCATCGACAGTCCGGCACGCCACCTGTTCTACAAGGTGCCCGAAGGCCTCGCGTGGAAGGGCGGCGCCATCGATGGAGTCGACATCCTGCAGCCCGGCCACCGGTATTCCGTGGTCTGGCCGTCGATCCACCCGAGCGGCGAAATGTACTGCTGGTACACGCCAAGCGGCGCATTCGCCAGCACACTCCCCCACATCTCGGATCTGGCGACACTGCCATGGAAGTGGGTGGACTATCTGCGCAAACCCGACAATATGTCGAACCCGAAGGAATTAAAGTGTTCGAATTCGAACACTTTAACCCCCTCGAATCCTAGGGAATACGACGACCGCATGTGCAAGGCCGTCAACACGTTCCTCAACAAGACGCTCGCCAACCCGGCAAGCAAAGGCTCAAGGCATGACACCACGCTGCAGGCCGTCTGGGCGTTGGTTAACTTCGCGCAGGAGGGACACCGGGGGGCTCTCGACGCCATCAACCAATTGAAGCCACGGTTCATCGCCGAGGTGGCCCCCGACCGTCAAGGCAAGGAGCGTGAGGCGGCACGCGAATGGGCCAGCATTCTCAGTGGCGCGATGGAGAAGGTCAACGGCGTGCAATCGCATGTGGATCCGTGCGAGCAGTCGAAAATCGAACGCATGACGCCCGGCGAGTTCGACGAACTCACCCAAAACGCGGCTGCGAGTCAAATGGAGGAAAGTCACCCGGAAGCAGTTCAAAACACTGGAACAATGCCGGTTCAAGCCGGTTCAACACCCGTCGCATCGGTTCAAAACGGTTCAATGGAAAGTCACGAGGCAAGTAAAAACGCCTCCTCCAGTTGGCGGTTCGAAGACCTCACCCAGTTGGCGTCCGGCGTCGAACTGCCGCCCACGCCAACCGTGTTCCAACGCGAGGACGGCCAAGGACTCTTCTACCGTGGCGCGGTCAACGACCTGCACGGCGAACCCGGCTGCGGCAAAAGCATGATCGCCCAGATCGCCACCGCCCAGGAACTCAGACAGGGACATGACGTGATCTATATCGACTATGAGGATTCCGCCAGAAACGTCGTCAAGCGTCTCCTGCTGCTCGGCGTGACCGGCGAACAGATCGTGCAGCATTTACACTACGTGCGGCCCAGCGCCAAGCCGAGCAGCCCCACCAGCCTCGACGGCTGGAAGGAAACCCTCGACTACGCGGACACGGCCACGCTGGCCATCATCGACGGCGTCACCAGCTGCCTCGCCTACGCCGGCCTCGACAGCAACAGCGGCGACGACATCGCAGCCTGGTACAACACCATGCCACGACTCATCAGCGCCTGTGGGCCAGCAGTCGTACTCATCGACCACGTCGTCAAAAGCAAGGACAACCGGGGCCGCTACGCCGGCGGCAGCATGCAGAAACTCGCACTCATCGACGGCATCAGCTACTCGGTGGACATGACCAAACCGGTCGGCAAGGGCGTGCGTGGCACCATCGTCATCAAAAGCGGCAAGGACCGAATCTCGGAGATCGAGGAGCATTGCGCCGTCAACTGGAGCAACGGCTCACACCTGCGCGAAGCCGCACGCATCGAAATCAACAGCACGGACCCGAAACTCATGCGCGTCACCATCGCACGACCGAACATGATGCCCAGCGAAGACCGACAGGCGAAACGCGACGACTTCCGACCCACCGGACTGATGGAACGCATCAGCCGCATGCTGGAGGACTCACTCGAAGAACCGAACCAGTCCGAACTGTTCAAGGCACTGAAGGAAGACGGTTCCGGAGCGCGTACCGCCGTCATGAGCAAAGCCGTGAGCCTGCTCCTGCAGGAGGGTTTCGTTTCGAACCGCTCTGGACGCAACAATCGTTCGATATTCAAATCCGTCCGACCGTACCGGCAGATAGACGACCCGAAATCCGACGCCTATGTGGACCGTATGAGCAGGGAGGAGGCGAGTGAATTGGATGACGAAAACCACCTCGAAATCTAGTTTTTCCCGTTTTTCCCAGTTTTTCCGAGTTTTTCCCGGAAAAACTGAGCCATCGAGTCTAGTTTTTCCCCACACTCCCCGGACACACTACGTGTGTGTCCGGGTGTGGGAAAAACTACGGCTCGCCCCTCCGGAAAGACCAAAAACACCCCTCAACGACACTAGATTTTCCCAAACCAAAGGAGCCCAAAATGTCACTCACATTCAGAGAGCAAATCGAAGAGACCGCATGGGAACTCGGCAACGGCGAAGGCACAGTGCCCGACCTGCGTCAGCGGTTCGACGACAATCCCGACACTCCGAACTTCGACCCGGCCAAGGCATTGGAGATGCTGCACATCCTCCAAATCGTCAACTACAAGCAAGTCCCTCAGCATCGAGGCAGACCAGCCCGCAGCCATTTCCTAAAACAATCCGAATACTCGGTGCTCGATTTTGACATTCCGAAGCCAATCCCCAAGGACGAGCGGGAACGCCAGACGCGGATTCAGTGGGCCAAGGACTTTCGAACCATCGCCGACTGGCTCGACGCGAACTGTTACACGACCGAAAGCGAGAAAGCATGAAAGAATCCGCACCATCCAATACCGCTGCGAGGATGTCGACACCAATCTGGTCGAAACCATCCCAATCGCCTCCATCGGCATCGACCAGTGGAGTCAAGGCCATCCCGTCCTGTTCACCCTCGACCGGAGCGGCCATCACGGTCGAACCGATTGACGTCATCCAGCAGGCGCTCAACGCATTGGCGGTAGCGGGCTTGGGCAATGACAGCCCGGCCGAGGCGTTCGTCATCGGCTACCAGGCCGGATGGCAGGAGGCGCTCGACCTGTGCATACGAATCGAAACGGCAATCAACAACGAAACAGGGGGAAACGAATGAGCATCATCAGCAGTGAAATCGAGGCACAGAAGCAGCGTGACCCGTCGTACATCGACAGTGACCTGCAGTGGGCGTGGGGACGAGGATACAAGGCCGGAGCGTCACGCGAAATCACCGAAGAGGAGATTGCCGCCGCCATGGACGAAACCCGAAAGTTCATCACGCTCCCCGGCGCGTGGTTGGAGAACATCATCAGAATCGCGTTCGACGCGGCAAGAAGAAAGGCGATGGAGGAGTGAGCAGGCCACGCGCCCGTGAACGCAAACCAGCATGGCTTCGCGCGTTCATCCCGAAAACGAGTCCCCTCGTTGTCACCGTCTGCGAGGGGTGCGGCCTGTACGTCATCGAGGATCGGGAAACCGTGTGGGAGTCGTGGGATTACGGGTGTGTGGCGGGTGACGACCTGACCGTGGCGATAATCCTCGGCCGGCCGTTGACCCGCGTCACGTGGCTTCCCTCCGTCGGCCACCCGCTGCTCCGTAGCACCTGCGGAGATGCAGGCATCAGACCGGACGGCCAGTATCTGGCCATGCACATGTGTCATCTCGCCCGGATAAGCGTCAAACCGTTCACGCCGCCGAAACGGGAACGCCCGCCAGGCAAGCCATGGGGCGGGCCGAAACTGTCGAAGCAGGAGATAGCCGAATTCAAACGCATATGGAACATGCCATACAGCCGGCTCAAATACGAGAAAGCCCCAACCATGGTCGGCCAGGGCGATGAGAAGCAAACATTATTCTAGCCGACCAGCCGGAAGGGGCCAACGTGAACTGCCAGAACTGCAAAACGATAACCGAAGAGGGGTATTCAGTGTGCGCGACGTGCGAGCTGCGCTTCGCCGGCACGCTCCTGCGCTTGGCGCGTGATGTCACGCCATTGCATGACAGCCTCGACGCGACATTGCATCCGGGAGGGCATTCGCCCGTGCGCATCCAGACGGCCACTCCCCCGACGCCGATACGCTTGGACGTGCTCGACCTGATTGACATGCTCGACGCGACGGCCCGCGAACTATGGCGCTGCCTCGACGGCATCGACGCACTCGACTGGCGCAAAGACAGACGCAACGAGGACTTGACGGCCACGCTCATCGCATGCGCCGGTCATGCACGCCTTGCCACGTTCGCGGATGCCGGCTTCTACATGCACATCATCAACGACATCGCCCGCAAGGTTGATACTGCGCTGGACCCGCCGGAGCAACGCCGCGAGATAGGTACCTGCGAGTTGTGCAATACGATGCTCACCGCTGGCCAAAACGACCAGTGGGTGATATGCCCGTTGTGTGGTCGCGAGCAGCGAGCGCAGACCGTCAAACTGCGTAGGCTCAAGACGTTGTGTTGGGATGATTCCAGGCGCGGGTCTGCGGCGGACATCGCCAAGGCATTCACCGACGCCGGAATAACCCTCAAGGCGTCGCGGGTACGCAAGTGGGTGGAGCGAGGCCAAGTCTCACGCACCCCGCAGGGGATCCCCTACAGTGATGTGTATCGGCAGGTCATCGCCGGCCAGCTTGACAAATGATTGTTTGTCACACACAATTGCAGTGGCAGAAGTGTCGAAAAACCCAGCTCATGTGGCTGGGTTTTCGCGTATCTATGCTTTGTTTTTGCGTGGTCTCCCCCCTCCGACACCACGTCCCGGACGTTGAGCGTTCCATTCATCGATGGTCTCAGGCAACCAGCCGCGCGTGCGCCCTATCGTGGCGTCGGGCTCAGGGAGCTTGAGGTTGAGCAAGCCGCCACTGGTGATGCCAAGGCGTTCTGCGACCTGTTTGACGCCGAGATATTCAGTCGCCATTGTCGCCGTCCTTGCCGTTGATGATTCCGGCCGCGAGACCCATGATTCCGGCCGCGAGACCGAAGCCGCCCGATACTATCGGGCTGCTGGACAGTGCGCCGACCAAGGCCACGGCACCGAATACCACGGCGACGATTCCGAAGATCAGTGATGTTCTCATGATGCGTTCTCCGATGGGATAGGATTGGCGGGAGGTTCCGGCTAATAGGTCTAGCCGGAACCTTTTTTACTTCTTGTGCTTCGGTCTTCGCTTGACTGCGATGGCTAGCGCGGCTGCGGCGATGACGTTGGCGATGATGCCGTTGATGACATCAAACCAATCCTTTGGGCTCATCGGATACCTCCTTTCTGCTGACATATCTATAGTAACACAATAACTATAGATATGCAAGGAGAGCACAACAAAACACGCCGAAAACTCCTGATATTTCAACCCCTCGCTAGCCCAACCAGCAGAGGCATCCGATTCAAGTCCGATACAGTCTCGGTTCGAATCCGAGGCGAGGGACACCTATTCTCCAATGATTGCGGGGTGACGGCATCATGGTCAGCTACAGCCGCCAAGTCCGCAAAGGCGGACGCCAATTCGAAAAAGACCGCAAGAAATTCTTCCTCGAATGCAAGAGCGAACACCGTCCATGCTGGCTCTGCGGAATGCCCATCGACTACGACGCACCACAGAACACCACAGACGACAGCTTCAACCTCGACCACTTCTATCCCGTCACCAAACGACCAGACCTGCAACACGACCCCGCAGGCTTCCGCCCATCACACACACAATGCAACAACCTGCGCGGCAACAAAGACCCAGCCGCACCAATCGGCACACTCAGCAGACAATGGATCAAAACAGCATAGGAGCAACACAATCATGGACATCGACGAACCGGTCAAGACCGCATGCGGGCAAACACTGCGCGAAGCAACCGGCACCATCACACTCCACATCAGCGCCAGCCTCAGCGCGGACAACGTAAGCTATGACCTCGCCAGCGTCGACGCAGACCTACCAATCACAGTTGAAGTCGTCAACAACAACGGCACGATAATGCCGAAAGTTGATAGCGTGGGCTTCACACGAATCCTCACCGCAGGAATCAACGCATTCACCAACGCCATCAAAGCCTGACCACCGGGAGGGGCGGTAAAATCCCAAAACCGGCCGCCACCGGGACACGACCCGCATGGCCGCTCTTCCTCTCCCTCCGAAAATTATTCGATATTCGGCCGGGGTCGCGCGCGAAGGAGGTTCCCATGCCGAAACAGTTTCCGCAGGAATCAGTGTCCGACGCATTGGAGCGTTCGTTGCGCAACGCTAAGCATCTGCTTGCGAAGGACGCGGCCACGGTCGCCGCTGCCAGGGCCCTTGCATGGAAAATCGACCATTGGGACGAGTTGGCGGAACAGGCCATATCGGACGCCGAAGCGAAGGGAAAGGGTGCCCGTCCGGCTGTGCCGCAGAACGACAATACCTCGCTGCCGACGTTCCTGAAATATTGCGCGGCTCTCGGACTGGTTCCCGAGGAGGAGAAGCCGGCGAAGCCGGCGAGGGGCAAGGCCGCCAAGCCCGAGGCGACTCCGGTGGCGGATGAGCTTGAGGAGTATTTGGCGAAAATCAGCTAGGAGGCGTCATGGGCATCGGCGAAATCGACGACGATGCCCATGGCATCACCACGCCGCGCATATTCACTCCCCCGCTGCGCGAACTGACGCCGGAAACATCAAACGGCTACGCGGTCATCGAGTTCGCCGAAAAGTTTCTCCACGTGCATCTTTACCCGTGGCAGAAATGGCTGCTGATCCACGGGCTTGAGCTTCTGCCTGACGGCTCATACCGGTTCCGCCGCGTGGTGACCGAGGTTGCCCGTCAGAACGGCAAGACCACGTTGATGAGCGTGCTGGTTGCGTGGTGGCTGTTCGTGGATTCCGCCCGCCACCCGGAATTGTCGCCGGCGTGGAAGTTTCTCGTGGTCGGTGCCGCGCAGACGTTGGATAACGCGCGCGCACCGTATCAGGCCGTGCTGAACTGGTGTAATCCGAATCCGGCTTCCGAGGGCGAGGCCGCTCTTGCGGTTCCGGTTTTGCAAAAACGTGTGCAGCGCGTCAACAATTCGCATGGCGAGGAAGCGATCATCTGCCGGAACAAGGCGCAGTACATCGTGCGAGCCGACAAGAACATCCGTTCCAAGAGCGCCAGCCGCGTCGTGTTCGACGAGTTACGCGAGCAGCACACCGACGATGGCTGGAACGCGGTATCGCAGACCACGAAGGCCATCTGGTCCAGTCAGTTGTGGGGTATCTCAAACGCGGGCGACTATCGCAGCGTCGTGCTGCGCCGAGTCGTCGACGAAGGGCGTGCCCTGGCTGAATCATGGAATGCGTCGGTCGAGACCGGCAAGCAGTCGCCGGGCGAATGGGCCGAGGAGCACGACCCGTCCTATGGGTATTTTGAGTGGTCGGCTCCGGATAAATGCGAGCTGGATGACCTTGACGGTATCCGTCAGGCGAACCCCTCCATGGGTTATGGGCCGATGACCTATCGGTCCATAACCGCCGATATTAACGGTATGACCGAGGCCGCGTACCGTACCGAGGTCTTGTGCCAGTGGGTGACGGCGGATATCACGCCGTATATCAATCCGAAACTGTGGAAGCGTGGTATCGATGCGAAGTCCTGTATCCCCGATGACGGGCGCGTGGTGCTCTCCGTGGACACCAGCGCGGACCGTGAAACCACCTATATCGCCGCCGCAGGCTACCGCGAGGATGGCCTGCCGCACGTCGAACTGATCGTGCGCCGTGACGGCATGCTCTGGGTGCCGAAATACCTCAAAATGCTTCGTGAGGCTTGGCCGAACATCCACGAAATCGCCTTGCAGTCCAAGGGCTGCCCGGCCGTGGACTTCGCCGACCCGCTCGCGGAGGCCGGTTGGACGGTGCATCTCATCGAGGGCTTTCGCATGGGAGCCGCAACCGGCCGTTTCCGTGACCGGGTGAAGGAAAACAAACTCCGCCATCTCCCCCAGCCCGCCATCGAACAACAGGTGAGCGTGGCCGTGACCCGACGATTGGGTGAGGTCGAGGTGTGGGACAGAAACCAGAGCGCTATGCACATTTCCGGCCTCATCGCCGAAAGTCAGGCCTTGTACGCGCTCGAGACGATGAGCGGCGAGCCCGAGAAACCGAAATACGAGCCCTCGCAAGGCGTGAGGGTCAGATTCTAGATTCTTCGCAAAGAGGGGAGTATTGATGGGATTCCTTGACCGGCTCCTCCACAATAACGCAGCAGCTATCGGCATGAAGATGGCCGAGGCAGACGCACATCCGACGCCAGCGACAAGCATTCCACTCGCCAACGGCGACAGTTGGCCGTCCGACATGGACTTTTACGGGTACGCGTCCGGCGCCTACTGCAGGGAATATGCGGTGCGTGTCGTGGTGGACTTCATCACCCGCAACATCGCCTCGCTGCCATTCAAGGTGTATCGGAAGAACGCCGATGGGGATGCCGAGGAAGTCTCCGACGGCGCTCTTGCCGATTTGATGAAGCGTCCTTCTCCTCTTCCTGGAATGACCCGCTACCGTTTCATCAGCACGCTGCTTCGTGACATGCTGCTCGATGACCGGTGGCTCATGCTCCTAGGCGTGAACGGTGGACGTTTCACACTCAGGCGCATACCGTCGGACTGCTATCAGCTTTCCGGCAACGCTTTCGGCGAGATTACCGGCGTGAATCTGCTGACGATGGACAGTCAGCAGGCCATGCATTTCGATCTGCCTGATCCTCGCGTGCATTTGGACGTCGGCTTCATCTCCGGCCTCCAGTTCGGCGATAGTATGACCAACGTGCTTCGTCCGCTCTTGGCGGAGGCGAAGGCGATGGCCAATTACCGGCGTGGCATCGCCAAGAACGGCATGCAGGCCGGAGGCTACGTCTTCCGGCCGAAGGAGATGCCGTGGCTGTCGCAGGAGGATTACGACGATTTCACCAATGGATTGCGTAATTTCATCCAGAATGGTGGCCGTGAGGGTGGCTGGCCTGTCCTGAAGGACGGCATGGAGATGCGTCCGCTGGACAACGTCTTCAAACCGGTGGACGTGAACGATTTGGAGGCGCGCGACCGCATCAACATCGCGGTGTGCAATGCCTTCCAGATTTCGCCGGAAAACGTCGGCTTCCGAACCGGCACCAATTCCAACATCAGCGCGTTCAAAGAGCAATTGTGGAATGTTGAGCTGATGCCATACATCGTGGCATTGGAAGAGGCGCTGAATCTGAGCCTTCCCGAGGCCGTGGGCGAGCCTGACTGCTACATCAAGGCCAACGTTGACGCGAAACTACGTGGAACCACGTCCGAACAGTATCAGGCGCTTTCCACGGCTACCGGACGTCCTTTCATGACCACGAATCAGGCACGTCAGATTCTCGACATGCCGCGCGTGCCAGGTGGCGACCAGCTCATCACGCCATTGAATGTGAGCGAGGGCGGACAGCCAAGCCCGCAGGACGGCGGCAGGACGCAGAACGCGCAACAGAACAATCCGGTCAACGGCGAGGACGCTAAGGCCATGCTCGCCGAATTTAAACGGCTTTATCGGTATGACGCGCAATTCCATGCCGAGTGGGACGCGCTCACCAAGGAGGAAACATCATGAGGCTTGATTTCAAGGGCTTCGAACTGAAATCCCTCGACAACAGCCAAGGCGAGGGCGTGTTCAGCGGATACGCCTCGACGTGGGACAAGGACTTGTACGATGACGTGATCGTCAAGGGCGCTTTCGCCGACACTTTGCGGAACGATTTCCACGGTTCCGGCGCTGGCATCCCGATCCACTGGCAGCACAAGGACGACAAGCCCACCGACATCATCGGCGAGACGTTGAGCGCGGTGGAGGACGAGCATGGCCTGCTCGTCACTGCCCGTCTCGACCTTGACCTGCCGGAAGGCAAGCGCGCGTATGAGCTTCTGCAGCGTGGACTCATCCATCAGATGAGTATCGGCTTCATCGCCGAGGAGACCGCGTTCGTGCAGAACGGCAAGAGCGCGTGGGACGGATACCGTGAGATTCGCCAGCTGAAACTGTTCGAGATTTCGCTTGTGCAGGTGGCCGCGAATCAGGGTGCGGAGGTGCTTGAGGTGAAGAGCGGACGCGCGATCAGCGCTTCCAACGAGAGCAAGCTTCGCGCAGCGCTTGACAGTCTGCATGAGGTCTTGGATGGCATCGATTCCGCCGACAAGAAGCCGGACGACGACACCGATGACTCCGATCCCACAGGCAAGCCCGACGATTCTGCCGATGACTCCACGGATGATTCCAGCGACCAGCCGGACGATTCCACTGATGATTCGGACGATTCGAAGAGGAAAGACCAGAAAAGCTTTGACCCGCAGTGGGCCAAGGAATACCAAACCATCAGCGACTTCTTCTCGCTGGAACATTAACCGAAAGGAGTGCCATGAATCTCATGGACAATCTCGCCGTCGAGAAGAAGGCGGCACAGTCCATCCTTGCCAAGGGAATGGATAACATCACCGAAAAGGAGCAGGAGGAGCTGAAGCAGCATTACGCCGAGGCGAAGAAGCTGCAGGAGCGCATCGACCTGTTCAAGGAGGCCGGCGAAGGACTCGACAAGCTCGCCGGAGCGTCCAAGACCGAGCACAAGGGCGTCGAGGCGAAGACCCTCGGCGACTTCTACGTCGAGTCCCTGCAGGAGAAGGGGTTGAGCGTGCTCGCGACCAAGGGAGGCTTGTTCTCCACTCCGGAATTCAAGGCCGCTTCCGACACTCAGGCCACAGGCGGAGCGTCCGGAGCCTACGCGCCGTATCTCACCCAGACCGACCTGAACGGCGTATGGCCGTATGAGCGTCCGCTCGTCATCGCCGACCTTTTCGCGTCCGGCACCATGAGCGGCACCACCATCAAATACCCGGTCTACGGCGCGTTCGAAGGCAACGCGACCACCGTCGTCGAAGGCGGGCAGAAGCCGCAGATTCACATGCCTGATCCGTCTTGGGTGTCCGACAGCCTGCATGAGATCGCCGCATGGTGGAAGATCACCGACGACATGGCCGAAGACCTGCCGTTCGTCGTGTCCGAGATCAACCAGCACGCCCAGTACAACCTCAAGCTGCAGGAGGAGATTCAGCTTCTGTCCGGCAACGGCACCGACCCGAATCTCATGGGCATCCTGAACCGCGGAATCCAGACCAAGGCGCAGGCCAACGATTCCGACCCCGACCGCATCTTCGCGGCCACCACGGATATCGCCACAGCGACCGGATTCTCCGCCGACGCCGTGGTCATCAATCCGGCGGACTATCAGGCCATCCGCCTGTCCAAGGACGCGAACGGCCAGTACTTCGGCGGTGGCTTCTTCGCCGGACAGTACGGCAACGGCGGCATCATGCAGAACCCGCCGCTGTGGGGACTGCGCACCGTCGTCACCGAGGCGATGACCAAGGGCACCGTGCTCGTCGGCGCGTTCAAGGCAGGCGGCACCATCTACCGCAAGGGCGGTCTGACCGTCGAATCCACCAACAGCCACGAGAACGACTTCACGAACGACAAGATCACGTTCCGCGTCAAGGAACGCCTCGCCCTGCAGGTCAAGTATCCGAAGGCCTTCGTCAAGGTGTCCCTCGGCAAGGCCGGAAAGTGAGGCGAACCGTGAAGCAGTATCGGCTGGCCGACGCATCCAAGGCCAAGGTGGACGCTTCGACGTACATCGAGGACGTGCTCTTCGTGGACGGCCACGACAGGCCGGTGAACGTCACCGGCGGTTCCACTGCCACTCCGTATGTGCTTCCCGCCGCCGCCGAGAACGCTCTTGGTGGCGTGAAGCTGGCGAATGTCCCGATCTCCGGCACCGCGAACGCCTCTGTAGCGGTTGCGGCCTCCACCGCTCCGACGAAGGCGGAGTACGACGCGCTCGTTGGCGCTTACAACGATCTGGCGCAGCGTGTCAATGCTCTTGTGGCCGGGCTTGTGGCTGCCGGCAGTGTGAAGACGAGCTGAGATTGGAGGTCGGCATGATTGACGTGAATGTGATTCCTGACATGATTGCCGACCCTTCGGCCTTCGAGGATGACGCGCGGTTTCGGCTCAGGGCCGCGCAGTCGGCCATCCGCCGCGAATGCGGTTGGCATGTCATGCCGAACGTGGCCTTGACGGGAGTGCTGAACACTCGCGGCGGCACGGTGATTCGGCTGCCGGCCCGTCATGTGACGAGCATCGAATCATTGACCGACAGGGACGGCAACAAGCTGGCTTACGCCTATGACCCGGAGACGGGTCTTGTGGAGTCGCTCTCCGGTGGCTTCCCGGTCGGCGTTGCGGCCATCCATTATTCGATCCATGCCGGCTATGATGACGCGCCGGACGTGCAGCAGGTGCTCATCAGTGCCGCGAAGCGAGCGGGCATGAGTCCTGTCGGACTGGTCAAATCCCAGTCCACGAACGGGTCCAGCGCGAGTTTCGACGTGGTGTCGCTCATACAGGAGGAGAAGGACAAGCTCAAACCCTACCGACTTGGAGGATTGCCATGAGCCTGCTTGACGATCTGGATGCCGGTGGCGGCGCTTTCGCCATGGCTGGTGCCACGCGCTTCATGCGACTACGCGCCAAACGCAAGACCAACCCGTACAATCCGGCGCAGACCGAGCCGGACTGGGGCGTGCCTCCTGACGAGCTCGCCATCATGGGCGCGCTCTCATCCAGCTCCAGCACGCGCACACCGGACACGCTCGACACACAGACCGCATCCACGGCATACCTCACCATCCCAGACCCGGACGCCGACGTGAAAATCGGCGACCGGCTCCGCGCAGACCCCGACGACGGACGCTTGTGGGAAGTTGACGGATTCCCCTCGAAGGATGCGAACGCGTTCACGGGGTGGCGTCCGACCTTGGAATGCCGTCTGACGGAAAGAAAGGGCTGAACAAATGGCGAAAAGCAGGATATCGGTCGACTTCAACCCGAAGTTCTTCGACGAGATCCTCAACAGCGCGGGAGTCAAGTCGCTCACCACGCTGGCCGCGAACAGGGCACTCGCCTACGCGAAGGCGTCCGCTCCAGTCGATACCGGCGCATATCGCGACGGCCTTGGCATAGAGGAGGTCAAAAGGGCGCATCGAACGACCGTCATGGTCGTCGGCCACGACCCGAAGACCCTGCTCGTGGAGGCGCAGACCGGCAATCTGGCCAAAGCGTTGAGGAAGGCGAGGGTCTGATGGCAAGCGTCATCCCACCCGATCTCGAGCTGTTCCTCACCGGCTGGCTTCGCTCCAATATCACGGACGTCGCCGGCCTGCAGGTCGGAAACCGTATCCCGGACGATTACGACGGCTCCTATCCGCTCGTGGTCGTGCGTGATGACGGCGGCACGCAATCCGCCGACCGTGTGACGTTCGATAGGTCGATAGGCGTCAACGTGCTCGGATGGACGCGCAACGATACGAAACCATGCCGTGATCTGGCGGCCCGCGTGTACGGCGTGCTGACCGGCGAGCCCGGCATCCTCATCGGATTCGCCGAAGGCAGCCGCATCTGCGCCGTCGTGTCTGACGGATGCAACGGCCCGTACCCGGTCGGCGAGGACGCGGCATGGTGCCGCTACTACATGACCGTCGAATATTCGACGGCCGGAATCAGACAACCATAAGGAAAGGAATCACCATGGCCAAAGACAGTCAGGGCATGGATCTGGGACAGGTGGAGGCGCTGGTAACCGCAGCCATCATGATCGTCCCGTACTCCACCGAAAACAGAATCACGCCGGAGATGATCGCATCCAGCAAGGCGACGACGGAACTTCCGGCCGCCTACAATCGGTCGACCGCGTGCATCGGACTCGTCAAGTCCGACGGCGGCAATCAGGATTCGCGCGACGGCGACGACCCGCTGGAGTTTTTGCAGGACGGGTACAAGAAGCTGCCGTTGGCGACCAGCCTCACGCAGACTTTCAGCCCGGCGGAGAACAATGCGCTGACACGCAAGATCACCATCGGCGAGCCGGACTCCAATGGCGTCTACCACGTGGCCGACATCATCCAGGATGCGAAATGGATGGGGTACGAGGAGGAGACGTTCGACACCGGCCGTGTGCACCGTCGTGCCGGTGTCATGCAGGTCACCGGCAACGAACCTGACCAGCAGGAGCGTGGCTCGGTCACCGGCCGCGAGCTCACCGTCGAATGGATGAAGGATCCGCTGTATGTGGATGCGGAGCATCCGAACACGCGCTGGATCGAAAGCTGGTACGACCCAAAAGCGTGACGGCGGTGGCCGTGACTTCGGCTGACGGCAATGCGAGGCCGTCGGTCGTCCAAGGCGCGAAGCTCGCGCTCAAGGCCGTCGCCACCCATGTGGACGAGACCACCGTGGACGTGACCGGACAGGCCATGTTCCAATCCAAGGATGCAGGCGTGGCGACCGTCGATGGCGGCACGCTCACCGCCGTCAAGGCCGGAAGCGCGAGGATCAACGCCACGTATGACGGAGTGACCTCACCCGATCTGACGGTCACCGTCACCGCACGCGCCGCCTGACCGGCGGACGAAAATCTTCCCGGACCGCCCATCTCGCCTGTCTGCGCGGTCCGGGAATCTTCTTTTTCCACGGCAGGCAGGCGAAAAGCAGATAGGACAAGACAATGACTTCCACTTCCACCGACTTCAAACCGACCGTCGAGGATTTCGACCAGTGGACGGAAGAAAACGACGAGGAGGCGTTCGCCTCCATCGCGCAAAACTACAAGGTGCGCCACATCATCAAGGGTGATGTGTATTGGGCGCTCGTGCCCGGCGGACGCACGTACAAGCTTCCATTGTCGATGAGCATCGACGATTTCACCAAACTGTCGAACACGTCCGATGATACGGAGAGCGTCGAACAGCTCAAACGCATTCTGAGCGCTTTCGCCGGAGACAATCAGGCGAAAGCGCTGAACGGCGAACCGGTGCAGGTCGTGTTCAACCTCCTGTCGGACTATGGCGACGCGGTGGTGCGCGCGCAGGGAGCCTCACTGGGAAAATCCAATGGTTCTCCCGCCAGCTCGCCGAACACGGGAGCGTGATCCGAGCCGATTTCACGATGCATGGGTGGAGTCTGCAGGCCGATCTTGGCGGCAGGCTCCGCTACGGCGACGCGATCGCATTGCTCGAACAGCTCGCCGGAGACCCGTCGACCTATACGGGCGCGGAACTCAACGGCTTGGATTATCCGGCCCGGTGGGGTGAGATACCGGTCGTCTACGCGCTTGGCAGCGACGAGTATCCGAAGCCTTTCGATTCTCTTGCGAAACGATTGCGGGCGGACAGGGAGAAGGCCGAGCGTGAGCGGCTGCGCGAACAGACCAAGGGCATGAGCCCGGTGTTCCAGACGCTCTACGAGGACTGATTTTGAACAAAACTGAATAGTGGAGGTGCCGCATGGCGTTCGGCAGCGAAGTCGGTTCCGCGCACATCAGCGTTTTCCCGTCGATGAGGGGTTTCCGCAGCGCGGTCAACAAGGAGGTCGGCGCGAGCGGCAAGGCCGCGTCGAAGACCTTCGATTCGAACATGAACGGCGGCAAAAGCGGTGGACTGTTCGGACGCGCGTTCAAAAACGGTTTCAAGCAGTCGGCGAACGATTTCAGCGCGGACGTGTTGAAATCCTACGAGCGTGACGTGGCGAAATCCACGGCCGCATACCGTCAGGCCATGCTCCAGCAGAAGGCGGCGGCGAATCAGGTGCGTGCCGCCGAGGAGAGCGTCGCCAATGCCGTCGCCAAGCATGGTGAGGGCAGCACGCAGGCCGAGGCCGCGACCATCAGGCTCGAACAGGCGCGGCTGAAACTGTCCACCATGACCGACCGGGCGACGCAGGCCGAGACCCGGTTGAAGGACGCGCAGAAGGCGCTCAAGGATGCGCAGGACAATCTCGCCGCCAGCAGCGAGAAGACAGCCGGTTCGCTCGGAGCGGCGTTCAGAAACCTCGGCAGGGCGATGGCCGCCCCGGCGTTGGGTGCGATCGAGAAAGTGCGCGCCGGCTGGGCGAACGCCGACATGGCCATGCTCGACGGGGCTGGCGTGTTCGGCAAGATCGGCGGCATCGCCCGAGGCGCGTTCGATCAGGTCGCCTCGAAGGCGTCCGCGTTGGGAGGCAAGGTCGCCAGCCCCTTCAAACAGGGCGCGGCCATCGCCCGACAGTTCGGCGACGACCTGTCCTACGGGCTCGGCCAGCGCATCAACGGCATCGCCGCGAAGATTCCTGCACCATTTAAGAATGCCGTGGGCAGCATAGGCGGTTATTTCCGCAACGTCGGATCGGCGGCGAGCGGAGTGTTCTCAGGCCTGTCCGGCGTCGCCAGCTCCGTGGCCTCACGGATGGCCGGATCGTTGAAGAGCGGAGCCGACACCGCATGGAATGCGATCAGCTCCATGTCCGGCAAGGCCGTCGGCGCGTTGAAGGGCATTGCCACGGTCGGACTGGCTGGCGTAGGCACCGCCGTCGCCGCTCTGGCAGGCGTCGGCAAGAGCGCTCTCGACGCATACGCCACCTACGAGCAGGCCGTCGGCGGCGTGGACACGCTGTTCAAAGACGCGTCCGGCACCGTGCAGAAATACGCTGCGGAAGCGTACCGGACAGCCGGAGTGAGCGCCAACGAGTACATGACGCAGGTCACGAGCTTTTCCGCGTCGCTGATCAGCTCGCTCGGCGGCGACACCGCGAAGGCGGCGGAACTCGGCAACACCGCCATGGTCGACATGTCGGACAACGCCAACAAGATGGGCACCGACATCGAGACCATTCAACAGACCTACCAGAGTTTGGCGCGCGGCAACTACGCCATGCTCGACAACCTGAAGCTCGGATACGGCGGTACCAAATCCGAGATGGAGCGTCTGATCCAGGACGCGAACAAGGTCAAGCAGGCCAACGGTGAGATGGGCGACCTGTCCATCGACAAGTTCTCGGACGTGGTGCAGGCCATCCACATCATGCAGGAGCAGATGGGCATCAGCGGCACTACCGCCAAGGAGGCCGCGACAACCATCGAAGGCTCCGTCGGCATGATGAAGGCCGCATGGCAGAACTGGCTGGCGGAGCTCGGCAAGAATAATGCCGACATCAACGGATTGACCAAGCAGCTGGTCGATTCGGTCGGCACTGTCATCCAGAACATTGGTCCTCGCATCGCGCAGATCATCACCGGCATCACCGCCGCACTGCCGCAACTGTTCGCATCATTGGGCAGCACCCTGCCGGCACTGGTCATGCAGATCCTGCCGCCGGTGCTCGGAGCGTTGGGACAGCTCGGCACGATGCTGCTGACCAGCGCGACCACATGGATTACGACGAGACTGCCCAAGCTGCTCGCCCAGTTCCAATCGTGGGTCACGTCGAGCCTGCCGTCGTTCCTGCAAACCGGATTGACGATGGTCACGAACCTGTTGCAGGGCATCGTGCAGGCATTGCCGCAGATCGCGTCCACGGCGGTGACGGTGCTGACGACGCTGCTGGATGGATTGTCGGCCCAATTGCCGCAGCTCATCCCCATCGGCATCAACGCCGTCCTCAACCTCGTGCAAGGCATCCTCAACAACCTGCCGCAGATCATCGACAGCGGCCTGAAGCTCATCCTCGGACTGGCTCAGGGCCTCATCAACGCCCTGCCCGACTTGGTAGGCAAGGTTCCGATCCTCATCGGCCAGCTTGTCGGTGGCATCATCAATCGTCTCCCGCAGATCCTGCAGGCTGGCGTGCAGCTGCTCGGCGCACTGGCCAACGGATTCATCTCGTCGGTTCCGAGGCTTATCGGCTCAATTCCAGGCATGGTCGGCCAGATCATGCACGGGTTCACATCGGTTAACTGGGGTAGCGTCGGTCTGAATATCATCACGGGTATCGCGACCGGCATCGCAGGCGCGGCAGGCAGGCTCGTGACTGCCGCCGTCAACGCCGCCACGAACGCGTTGAACTGGGTGAAACGCAAGCTTGGCATCCATTCACCGTCTCGCGTGTTTCGTGATCAGGTCGGTGAGATGATCGGCGAGGGCATGGCCGTCGGTATCGACGAGAGCGCGTCGAAGGTGAGGAAGGCGGCTGGACGATTGACTGGCATCCTGCCGTCGCAGGACGCCTCGTATTCCGTCGGCGTCGCCAACGCCTCGCGTGGAGTTAACGCTGCAGCCTACGGCAATGGTGGGAGCGTGACGAACATCACACAGACGTTCAACTATCCGGCCATCGCGCCAACGAGCATTTCCACGCAGCAGAAGCTGCAGACAGCGGCCATGCCGCAATGGTAATCGGAAGGAATCCGAATGAAGGTCAGCTATTCGCTCAACGGCCAGCCGCTCGACTCCGAGCGGATGCGCGTCATCGTCGGCACTACGCATTACACGTCGCTGTCGCCGATCGTTGACACGGTGCAGGTGAGCGGACGCAGCGGCGTCATCGTAGGCTCCTCGATTCCGGTGCTGGACGCGCCGGAGCTGACAGTCAAGGTCGCGGCGTGGGGCGCGGATTCCGATGCGCTGATCTCGCGTTTCCGCGCCCGTTGCCTGCATGCGGCGAAGCTCACGATAGGTAAGACGGAGACCTTGGATGACGGCAGTTCGCGCAGCATGGTCACGAGAGCGGTGTGCACGAGCTGCGAGCCGGACGATGACGAACGCCCGTTCCGTGACCTGCGCGTCATGACCGCCGTGTTCCAACTGCCGGACGTGTTTTGGCGTGGCGTGCAGTGGCAGGAGGTGTCGTTGGCCGCGTCGGGTGGCAGGCTGCTGTCGGGCGGGGTCTCCGAGCCGAGTAGCAATGGGTATTGGACGCGCTGGCAGGGATTGCCTAACGCCAGTCCGTCCGAGCTTTTCGACATCATGCCGGACGGCTGGCTTTCCAACGCGCCCATCACCACGCTGACGCTCCGTCTCGGCGCGGGCGTGACCGGCGTGACGGTCTCCGATCCGGTGAGTGGCACGAACCTCATGTGGGGCGGCCAGCGTGACGCCTCACGTCCTTACCTCTTCGTCGATGTGGCCAATCGCAAGGCGTGGACGGCGGCCAATGCCGACGCATGGTCCGGTGGTACGGACGCATCGAATGGCATCGACTGGACCACCGAACCGTTGCAGGTGTGGCCCGCAATCGATTCCGGCGACTATCGGCTCGATATCAGACAGACCGGCGGCACCGACAAGGTGACATGCCGGTTTTTGCAATCATGGGAGTGATTCATGGCAAAGTCCCTTCATGCCCGTCTCGTGGCCTACAGGCCTTTTGGCGCGCGTATCGGCATATTGGCGGAGCCGGTGAGCTTCAGCGCTTCGATGCTCCACGATGATGACGGCGCCATCTCGATCGAGTATTCGATGCTGTCCGGTGACGCGCAGGCGTTCGATCGTGAGCTTACCGATGGTCTTGAGGTGGCCGTGGAGGTGTCGGATGGCACCGGCTATCGCGAGCCGGATAACGCGCGTTTCGTCATCACGGGCCGTTCGGGCAAGACCGATGATCGCACCAAGACCGTCACCTACAGCGGACAGTCGATAAGCTGGCTCCTGTCCAAGGCGGAGAACAATGATTCCAGCCATCTGCTCGCGGATGGTGACAACAAGGGCAAGAGGCCCTTCTATTCGTCGAATCCGGGTGTGATCCTCAAGACGCTGTTGGATGAAAACAAGGCTCGTGGCGGCGTGGCCACCGGCCTGACGCTCGGCTTCGACACCGCGAGGGACGCGGGCGGCGCGGCGTGGGCGAGGAAATACACGCTTTACTATTCCTTGGGCACCGACCTGCAGACCATTCTCAGCTCGCTGGTCAACGGCGGCGGCTGCGACTGGCGCACCAGCGGGCGCACGCTGAAAATGTGGAACGCCGACAGCATGGCATTGAGCCGTGACCTGAGCAAGAGCGTCGTGCTCCAGCTTGCTCGCGATATCAGCGAGGCACCATACGAGGAGAGCATCAGCGATCTCGCGTCGACGATCCTCGTGGAGGGCGACAATAATCTGCTTTTCCGCATGGATAATCCGGCTGCTCCGACGCCTTGGGGCAAGTGGGAATCCTACAGCTCGCAGGGTGGCGTGTCCGACAAGGACACCGCGCAGGCATTTATGCAGAGCACTTTGGATGACGCGGCGAGAGTGCGTGGCCAATACACGCGCGATCTCATCATCTCAGACGTGGACGCGCTGCCGCTCGTTGACTATCATGCTGGCGATTGGATTACTGCTCCGACCGTCTCCCATGGGGAGAAGGTGCGCGTGCAGGAAATCGACCTGAGCATGCGTCAGAACGAGGGCTTATCCTGCTCAATCGCTCTGAATGATATTAAGTATGACGCTTCCGTGCGTCAGGCGAAGAAGATCAAGGGCATCACCGGTGGCGCCGCGTTGGCCGGCAGCGAGGGCGGCACGACCGCCTCGTCCGACCGTGACCATCGTGTGCCGAAGGCTCCGCTTGGGCTTGTGGTGCAGACGGACGCCTACATTGGTTCGGATGGTTTCGCGCATGGTCTGGCCACGGCTTCGTGGTCCGCCGTGACCGAAGCCACGAACAACACGTCCATCGAGATCAGCAATTACGCCGTCGAGTGGCGCAAGCACGTGGATGGCGCGCCGTGGCATTCGGCAGGTACGACCGATAAGACGCAGCTTGGTTTCGGCGGCTTGGATTGCGGCACGCAGATCGAGGTGCGTGTCAGGGCTGTGCCGACGTATTCGGACAAGCCCGGCGAATGGTCGAGCGTTTTCGTGGCCACCGTCGAATCGGACACGACGCCGTGCTCCGTGCCGTCGAGGCCGGTCCTCGCGTCCGAGTTGGGCGTGGTGACCGTCCACTGGGACGGCAGGACCTCCAACGGCGCGTCGATGGAATCGGACTTCGATCATATCGAGGTTGGCGAGGGCGTCAATGCGGCCGGCATGACCGTCATCAGCGCCACCCAGTCCGGTCGGGGCGATTATCTCGTGACCGGTCTGGCAGCCGGTTCCCGGCACTCCTATGCGCTTCGTTCGGTCGACCATGCTGGCAACCGTTCCGGCTGGTCGGCCATCGCCTCGGTGACGGTCGCGTCGGCGGTCTCGCCGGAAGAGGTCAAACAAATCCAGAAGGATTTGGCTGACAACAAGACGGCTTTGCGGGACAATACGGCCAAGCTCGATCAGGCGCGGAAGGATATCCAATCCAACAAGTCGAATCTCGACACGGCGAACCGGACGCTCTCGCAGGCCAAGGCCGATCTGTCGCAGGCCCGGAAGGACATCGCGCAGACCAAAAGCGACCTGACCACGGCGAACGGAGAAATCTCGAAGGCGAAGGAGTCGGCTGCGCAGGCGTATGCCGAAGCCCACAGCAAGAACCATACGTTTCGTGGGCCTGACATGCCGGACGCCTCCAAAGGGCTGATCGTCGGCGACCTGTGGCTCAAGACCCAGAAGTATTGGACGAGGTGGCAGGGGGAGAAGAACGCAAGCCCCTCACTGCTCGCGGACTTCTACACGTATTGGCAGGGCGCTCCGAACAATTCGCCTTCCGTGCTCGTGCCGCTTGCTGACCGCGTGATCGATACGCTTGTCTGGGATGGCTCCGCGTGGAACCACATGGGTTATGCCGACGTGGAGAACAATGCGAAGCAGATCGAGCAGGCGAAGTCGGATATCGCGGACAACGCGGCGAAGACCACCGACGCCAAGAAGGCCGCCGAGAACGCCACTGCCGCAGCGAAAAACGCGCAGGGCACGGCTGATACGGCCAATGGTGCGGCCAAGACCGCGCAGGACACCGCCAATGCGGCTACTGCCGCTGCGGAGAGTGCGACCGCGACCGCAGGTCAGGCGAAGGATGCGGCCAATGCCGCGCAGACCGCCGCCGAAAGCGCTAAGAAGACGGCTGGCAATGCGCAGACTTTGGCGAACACGGCCAACGCTTCGGCCAATGCGGCCAAGTCCACAGCAGTCAATGCTTCGAGCGTTGCGACCCAAGCGAAAGCCACCGCCGACAGCGCGGCCCAGTCCGCCACGGACGCGGCGAATGCCGCGCAGAAAGCGAATACGGCTGCTGCCGCCGCCGCTGGAGTGGCTAACGGCAAGGCCGACGTGCTCATCCAGTCCACTGCTCCGGCCACGTCGATGCGCAAGCCGACTACCTTGTGGATCGACACCACCGGCGGCGCTAACACGCCGAAACGGTGGAACGGGTCGGCTTGGGCGGCGGTGACCGACAAGGCCGCCACCGACGCGGCCAATGCGGCTGTCAAGGCACATGCTGCCGCGCAGACGGCGCAATCAACGGCCGACAAGGCTCAGACCACAGCCGCGAACGCGGCCGCGCAGGCGAATCAGGCGCAGGCCGCCGCTAAAAAGGCGCAGACCACCGCCGACGGCAAGAACCTCATCTACCGTGGACCGGACGAACCAAGCCATGACGGTTTGAAGCCGGGCGACATGTGGTGGCGCACCCAAAAATATTGGACTCGCTGGAAGGGTGAGAAGAACGCAAGCCCATCAATGCTTGCCGATTTCTACACCTACTGGACGGGCGCGCCAAACGCCAGCCCTTCCGTGCTTGTCCCGCTCGCTGATCGCGTGGTGGAAGTCCTCACGTGGGATGGTACGCGCTTCACGCCATTCGACCTCGTGGCGAACAACATCCTCGCTGCTGGGACGGTGGCCGCGAAGCATCTTGCCGCCGACTCAGTGACGGCGGAGAAGGTCAAGGCCAATGCCATCACCGTTGACAAGCTCGCAGCCAATTCGGTCACGACCGAAAAGCTGGTGTCTGATGCGGTGACCGCCGCGAAGCTCGCCGCCAACTCGGTGCAGGCTCGGAACATCGTCGCACTGGCCATCACAGCCGACAAGCTCGCCGCCAATTCGGTGACCACTGGCAAGCTCAAGGTCACGGAGGACATGACCGTGGCGCTCCTGAATGTCCATAAGATTCAGGCTGGCGACATCGTGGCTGGTGCGGTCACGACCGACAAAATCGCCGCCAACGCGGTGAATGCAGATAAATTGGCTGCTAATTCGGTCAATGCGTCGAAGATCGTGTCCGGCGCGATAACCGTCGACAAGCTGGCGGCAAACAGCGTGACGGCTGTCAAGATCGCGGCGGGCACGATCACGTCCGACAAGGTCGCCGCTGGACAGTTCCGGGGCTACGTGTTCACGGGCGCGATATTCCAAAGCTCCGAGGCTGCGAACACTGGCGTGAAGCTCAATTCGACCGCATTGCAAATGTGGGATTCCAACCATACCCAGACTGTTTATCTTGACGGCGAGGGCAAGTCGAATGTGCTGACCGGCACGTTCCAAACCCGCATCAGCGGGCACAGGGTGCGCATCAGCCCGGATTATCGGACTAGCCTCGTCGGCGGCACGGAGACGTTCGTGGGCGACGGCATTGAATTCCCAGCGTACAAGGGGGAGACCGCCTACTGGAAGAATCCGGCCATCGCGTCAGCCATCCAGTCGAATCAGGTCGGTGAGATGGGCGAATTGGACTTGTGGAGCGGACGCGTCACCGAGCACGATCCGGCTGCTTTCCTGCAGCTCCAGTCCAGGCCGATCAGGAAGGGCGGCACCGGCAGTGATGGCGTCGTATCGCGGGTGTTCATCCTTGCGAACACGGATTATGACGAGCCGGACGAGAGCAAGAAACAGAGAGCGTCACTCAGTCTGTGCGGCGACAGTCCGAATGGTTCAAATGTCTGGCTCGAAGCTGTCGACGCGAACGGCACGGTCGGTGTCGGAGCGAACATCGCGACCGGATACCTATATCTTGGCGGCTATCTCGGCGGCATCACAAACCGTTGCACTTTCCACGGCGCTGCCGCATGGAGGGCGTGGTGGCCGAATCCCGGCTACAAGATCGCGACCGGCGCATCATCGCAGGTCAATTGCACGTTCAGTCCGGCGAAATACGGCCACTATTACGTGGTCGCGAACGCGGATTCGCAATGGGCCGGCATCATCGCGCATCCGGTAAACACGGGCGGCCAGAGCGGTTTCCAGTTGAAGCTTTTCAACGCCGACCAGCCATGCCCGGTCGACGTGTACGCCGAATACCTCGCCTATCTGGTGAAATGATTGGAGGATATCTTGTCATCGACTTTTGAAATGGATGAGAACGGATTGTGCATCATCCGATGCGATCCGCCGGTGAACGGGTCGGACAGTTTCGTTTTCCAGCCTGATGTGCTCGTCTCGTGGAAGGCGCTGCTCGGATTGGCTTCGACCCGTGAAGCGATCGCGGCGATCATGCAGGGCAGGGAGGACGTGAGCCGGTACGACCGCGCCACCGGCAGGGGCGTGTGGACCGGAGCGTTCGAGGCGTTGGAATCGGCTTTAGCCGATTCCGCCACCGGAGTGAGCATGCTCGCCGCCGATGGAGAAGTGTTGGATGATCCGCTGACAGCCGCACGCAACAAGACCCGTGAGGGTATGAGCCTGCCTGTCATGTCTAATGAGACCGACGCGCGAATGCGCGCCGCATTGACCTCGGATGCTTCCGGCGTGGAAGCGTCGAGCGGCATCGACGTGGCCTGTACGCGGGATGTCGAGGGATTGGATGCCTTTCTCTCGGACGAATCCACCTTGACCATGCTTGACGAATGCGAGGAGCGCTTCTTCGAGTCCCTCATGCCAAGACAAAACCAACAGAATTAAGGAGATTGATTATGGCCGATGAGACCACTGAGACCACTACCGCGCCTACCGTGACGCCCGTCGAGCCGTCTGGCGTGCTTGATTTGCGTCCGCCGAAGGAGTCGGTGCGCGCGGAACTGTGCCGATTGGGATTGGAGTTTTCCAGCGCTGACGGCACCGCCGAATCGTGGCGCGACTATCAGCGTGGCGTACTCGCCACGTTCGACGATCCCGGCACGTCCGTCACGTTGACGGACGTGAAGACGAATCTCGGACGCACTTTGACGCTCGAAGAGCTTAAGGCCGTGACCCGAATCGACACGATGACCGCCGCAGACTAACCCGGCATTCCAATTTTTTCAACCCCTGCGATCCACGCGGATTGCGGGGGTTTCGTATTTAAGGAGACATTTTGACTCAGCAGATTCCAGCCGACGCGAACGACGTCATCGACCAGCTTTCCGCGCAAATCGGCACACTCAACAAGCAAAACGCAATCCTGACCAGCCAACTGTCGGCGGCCATGAAACTCATCCCGAAGGATGTGCTCGACGCAGCCAAGGGGGTGGATGATGACATTGAGGATTAACCTCTTTCCCGACCCGAACATGGCTAACACCATTTTCAAATGCATCCCAGCGCGATGCACTGTGGATTTTCCGACCGTCAGCGGATTCCGATGGCTGCGTGCCACGACCAGCGGCAGTGGTGACATATACGCGCAATACCAGCTTGCGGGAGTCAATCTTCCAAAGGCCGGCGTGTATCACATTCACTCAACCTGCTATGCGCAAGGCTCCGGCGCATTCTTCCGCGTCTATGCGGGCGACGGCAACAGATACACCATTTTGAACGAGACCGGTATCGCAGACAATCAGACGAAGGGGATTGACGCGGACATCACGATTCCAGCCAACACGACGCAATTGCTCATACGTGTCGTACCACCGTCCACGGTCGGCAAAGTCATACTGATTCGCGACATCCTCCTCGAATCCAAGTCCACTTACGACACTGCCATTGGGGGGGGGGCTTCCGAGCTTCTTCACGGGCGACACGATGCCACTCGCATAGGAGCGTCCGTCGGGCGGGTGATGTCCGATGATAATCACGAACTTATGCACGAACCCATCCGCGACCATCCCCTTGAACGCAGCCGTGTGGACTCCGATCACGACCGTTCCGAACGTGGTGGGGACGAAATATTGGGTCAGTGTCTATGTGAACGTCACCGGCGGCACTATCTCGATGGGTGGTACCGACATCAGTGCAAGCCAACGTGTCAGCTACGAGCTGACCGCCGTCAATACCGGTGCGATGGCAGTACGTTATCACGTCAATTCAGGCAATCCGGCCGTCACCGTGACGAATATGCTCCTCTGCACGCTGGACGAGTATCAGGCGAACAAGACCCTGCTCGACCAGCTGGAATGGTTCGACGGAGGCTCGATGCCCCTGCAGTGATCGGCGGTGAGCGCCGATGATGCGACATAACTGGTTCCCGAACCCCATGCTGGGCGATCCGAAACCCACGAGGAGTCTCGACTGCAGCGTCAACCAGTGGGGTTCTCCGGACTGTCCGGGCATCATCCTGCGGCATTCGTCCGACCTCAGCGGCGGCTACGCCGAATGGGTGGTCTCCGGCCTGCCGGCGGGCGTGAGGTGCGCGTTCGTCGCGTCCTGCGGCGCCGCCGAGGCCACGGACACGTTCCGAGGCCCCCTCATGGAGGTCCAGGACTCCCGATCCGCCGCATTGGGCCGGTCCAAGAACTGGGCCAACAACGAACGCCTGCGCGTCGGCTTAACCGTGCCCTCCGACGGTGTCGTGCGCCTCATCTTCCGAGGCCGGACCGGCAAGGACACCGCGTTCTATCAGATCATCTGCACCGAGGCCGGCAGCGACGAATCGTTCTTCACCGGCTCGACCATGCCCCTGAACATCAACTGACGAAAGGAAAGAAGGCCATGACTTGATGACCGGAACGATACCCGTATGGGCAACGATCCTGGTCTCCGTGATCACCACGTGCGGCGGCACGGTCGCCGGATGGGTACTGCGCCGCATCGACCAGGCGGGCAAACCGGACCCGGCCCTGTCGAAAAGGCTCGATCAGGTGGACGCGAGCCTGACCCAGCTCGACCAGCGTCTCGACCCACTGCAGGATGGGGTGAAAACCATGCTCCTGTGCAAATTGGAGCAGATGCAGCGTGAGATGGTCGACGCTGGCGGTATCGCCGACAACGACCTCAAAACCCGCGCCGAAGGCGTCTACGCCACCTACCACGCGCTTGGTGGCAACGGGCACGGCACCCAAGTCAATCAGGACATACAGGACGCGCCGATAGCCCCGAGAAAACCACAGGCTTAGCCCCCGCCGACCCCGACGGGGGCTATTTCCATGCCCACCCAACACACAGGAAGGAAAACGAATTTGGGCAAGTTCAAAAACAAAAGCAAGCCGAAACCATGGTATAAGCGGCTGCTCGCCAAAGTCACGGCGCTCGTCGCCGCCGTGTGCATGCTGACGCTCCCTGCGACCGCGCACGCGGACATGCAGGGCGTGGACATGAGCAACTGGCAGTGCGGCGCGGACGTGTACAACATGCAGGCCGATTTTATCGTGGTCGGCACCACATGGGGCACCGGGCAAGTCAACAACAACTGCTTGGTGTCCGGCGTCAACACGGACGCCAACCGCATGATCGCCCAGGCGCAGGCGTCCGGCAAACGGTTCGGCCTCTACCATTACGCCATGGGCGGCAACCCCGAGGCCGAGGCCCGGTTCTTCTACGCCAATACGTCGAACTATTGGCGTCACGGCATCGTGGCGCTCGACTGGGAGATGGACGACAACCCCGCATGGGGCAACTGGGACTGGGTACGCCGCTTCATGGCGGAATGCGAACGGCTCTCGGGCGGCGTCAAGCCGCTGCTCTACACCGGCCCCGTGGCCGGCACCATCCCCGGCGACATCCGCGCCAACTACGGTTTGTGGATCGCACAATACGCGAACATGAGCCCGACCGGCTACCAGGCCAACCCGTGGATGCTGGGCGCGTACGGCGAGGCCATGCGCCAGTACAGTGGCACCGGAGTGGTCAACACGTGGAGTCCCATCGACCTCAATGTGTTCCGTGGCGAGGCATGGCAGTGGGATCTGTACGCCAACCCGACCGGCGGCTCCACTCCACCGGCCACACCGGCCGCGCCCGCACAGCCGAACACTCCCCCGGCCGACACCAACACGGGTGGCATCAGCCACGTCATGCAGTGGGGCGAGACCATCTGGGGACTCGCCGTCGCCTATGATGCTTGGCCCCTGTCCGCGTGGCATACGCCCAGCGGTGACATCAACCGCTACTACGTGGGCGACGTCGTAACTTACGGCGGCGGCACCGCCCCCGCATCGTCCACCGGGGTCTCCAAGGTCCTCCAATGGGGCGACACCGTGTGGGATTTCGCCACCGCGCACGGTTACAGCGTCAGCCGCTGCACCGTACCCTCCGGCAACATCAACGTCTACTATGTGGGCGACGTGGTGACCTGCCGCTGAGACTCAACAGATGCCGCCACCCGCTTGACCGGGTGACGGCATCACCCCATCATCATCCCTTATTGATCGGAGCAAACATGACCGACAGCAAAAACACGACCGACACCGGCGAAACGCTTCCCGGCGTCGATGTGAGCGACTGGCCCGAGACGGCCGACGTCACCCATGACGTGCCCGACTGGCTCATCCCCAGCCGCGTCTACGACATCCTCAAATGGCTCGGCCTCATCGTCCTGCCCGCACTCGCCCTGTTCGTCAACACGGTCGGCCCCGCATGGGGCTGGCCCCACGTGGACGCCATCGTGACCACGCTCAACGCGCTCGGCATCCTCGCCGGCGCACTCATCGGCGTCAGCGCCATCAAACAACGCCTCGACCGCGCCGCATGACCATCACGCACGGTTCGGCCCCGCCCGGCATCGCAGACAGCTCGCACAAGCTTGACTGCTGCCGGACGGGGCCGATTTCGCGTTGTGGCAGAAGGCTTCGCGGGCTCGATTTCTGCCCACATTTTGCCCACATTTTCCGTAAAAACAGGTTAAAAACCGTTAAAACCGGTTAAAACGAAAAAAGCCGCTCAGCCCTACTCCCGCAAGGCAAAGCGGCCATTTTCCAATCCGTTCTCAGCTCAGCGCGTCCTTCAACTTGCTGAAGAA